GGAATATGTAGGAAGAGAAGAACATACAGAATTTGCCAAACGTATCGAGGACGAGCAGCATAGACAGAATAGACGGATTGAGCTGTTAGAGGAATCTGTAAAACAGAACACAGCGCTTACGGTATCTGTTGAGAAGCTTGCGAATAATATGGAAAGTATGGCAAACGAACAGGCGAAACAAGGCGAAAGACTGGAAGCATTGGAGGGCAGAGATGGCGAAATGTGGAGAACGGTAGTTAAATATGTACTCACGGCAGCTCTCGGACTTGTGATCGGATTGGTAGCAACGCAGATTGGATTAAAATGATAAGGAGAATGAACATGGAACAGATTATCAATTATGTAAAGCCGGAACTTATTGTTGTAGCTATTGCACTGTACTTTATCGGCATGGCAATTAAGCAGTCTGAGACTATCGCAGACAAGTATATTCCTAGCATCTTGGGAATTGCTGGAATCGTGATCTGCGGTATCTACGTGATTGCAACTTGTACTCTTAGAACTGGACAGGATATCGCAATGGCAATGTTTACCGCAATCGTACAGGGAATTTTAGTGGCTGGATTAAGTAACTATGTCAACCAGTTAATCAAGCAGAGTGGAAAGGAAGAGTAATTATGACAGAGCAGACAGTAAAAGAAATTATCAAGAGTTTTGCCTACGGACTTTCAGCGAAAGAAATCTCGGACAATGAGGGAACATCACTGGAAACTATGGAAAAATTTGCAGAGGAACACGCAGCGGAGATCGAGCAGAAGAAAGCAGAGCTGAAAGAAGGTGGCTGGTATGAGTAAACTTATTATTGATGTTAGCTACCACAACGGAGTCATTAACTGGGAAAGAGTCAAAGCGTCAGGTTGTGCCGGTGCAATCCTCCGCTGTGGATATGGAGATGATATCGCATCACAGGATGATAAGCAGTGGGTGAGAAACCTTGCAGAGTGTGAAAGACTTGGAATTCCGGTGGGAGTCTATCTGTATAGCTATGCGACTTGTGACAGACAGGCACAGAGCGAGCTTGCTCATATCTTAAGATTGATTAAAGGTCACACCTTCCAGTTACCGATTTTTATCGATGTAGAAGAGCCGGGAACACAGCACTATGCTCCTAGATGCTGTGAAATCGTCTGTGAAGGACTTAAGGCGAATGGATATACTCCTGGAATCTACGCTTCACTTAGTTGGTTCAACAACCATCTTGGCGGTGTACGTGGCAAATACATTGAATGGATGGCAAGATACAAGAATCTCCCGGAAGATACATACAATGGTCAGTATGCTATTTGGCAGTATTCTTCTGATGGACAGGTAGATGGAGTCAGTGGAAGAGTAGATGTCAACCATTGCTACATGGAGTTCGGTGGAAGTGTTCAGCCTGTCACACCTTCTGTTAAGCCGGCACCGGCTACAAAGAAAGATTTAGGACAGGTCGATATTACATATCAGGCTTTCACAGACAGATGGTTGCCACCAGTGGTGAATAAAATCGACTGGGCTGGAAAAGGTGACAATGTTTCAATTAAGTGGCTTGCCATCAAGGTAAGCAAAGGAAGTATTCGCTGTAGAGTATACACAAGAAAGAATGGTTGGCTTCCGTACCTTACATTCGGCAACAGCTACAATCTGAATGACAAGGTCAATGGAATCCTCGGAGATGGTTCAGAGATCCTCGCTGTTGAGCTGTACTACATCACACCGGATGGATATAAGTACAAGATGGTTCATTACAGAGTTTCTGTACAGAACAATCCTAACTTCTATGCAGATCAGGTCGATACGCTGAACGCTAGTGGCATGGACGGATTCGCAGGGGATAAGAAGAGATTCGTGGACAAGTTTCAGGCTTGGATTGAGTAAAAATATGCCCCGGAGCATTTGACTCTGGGGCGTAAATATTGTATCATGTGAGGGGGCAAAAAGGGGGCAGAACATTGTACTTTGTTGTACGGTTTCGGTGCTGAAAATGCCTTAAAGTGCGATATTTCGCAGTAGTTTGTACCTATTTATATATACAGCTACTCCCCTAGACAGCTTTGAACCTTTCCCCGGAATCGCCCGTGAATGCGGTGTTTCCGGGGTTTTTCTTATTTCAGCAGATTCGCGATGCAGATCTTCAAATCTTCATAGATTCCAACAGAAATCTCATTGCAGATTTTCCTATAGGTTTACGGGTTTGAAGAAAAAATGCAATTCCTTGTTGAGAATTCTTTCACTTGTCATGAAATATGTTATACTGGATTTGATTGAAGTGGTGGTTCAAGGTGACGGGTTCTGCATAAGGGGAAGCCGTATGAGCGAAAAGAATTATGAAACAAGTGAATTAAAAGAACTGAAAGATGTGTTACAGACGTTTACGGAGTTTGTATGGGAGATGGAAGAATATCTGCCGGAATTTTATCATTTTTTTGATGCGATGAGGCAGAACATCGAGATTTTTCTTCGGGTCGGCGAAGAAGATGAAGAACAGATTCATGAGATTCTGGAACGGGATTGGGAGAAAGCACATGCGCCGCTTGTGGGAGTACAGTGTTATGATTTTCAAGGATCACATCCGGAGGCAGAAGCAGGAACTTGTGTTTATTTTGCAAATCTTTTGACAGAAATCGGTCGTTTTTTTGAACCGATGAGTATGTTGGGAGTGCTTTGAAAGAAGTGAAAAGGAGAGATGGATATGGCATCATTTTTAGAAGATATCACACCATTTTATGGGACAGGAGAACGGAATGGGAAAGGACAGACACTGGAAGAATTTCTGGAAGAATATGATCCATATCGATATAAAAATCCGTGTTGTACAACAGACACAGTTGTTTTCTCTTATAAAGATGAACAGGCACTGAAAGAAGGACGATTAAAGGTGCTTTTGGTTAAGAGAGGAAATCATCCCAGTATTGGCTGTTGGGCTCTTCCGGGAGGATTTGTAAATTTGCGGGAGAATCTGGAGGATACAGCAAGACGGGAACTGCAGGAAGAGACCGGAGTCAGCGGACTTCCGGTGGAACAGTTTGCCTGTTATGGAGATTATCAGAGAGATCCGAGAGCAAGGATTATTACAAGTGCGTATCTTTCTATCGTAAAGGAGTCGGATGTAAGTGTAGAGGCCGGAGATGATGCGGCAGATGCAGCATGGTTTGAGATAGAGATGGAACCGGAGACAGCATATGAAGAAGATGGATGGGAAAAGACGGAATATCATCTGACAATTCAAAATCAGGATCAGAAGAGAAATGCGGTTATCCTGAAAAAGGAGCGGACAGGATTGGTCAGAGAAAAATACTATGTTGTAAAAGAAGGTGGAGGAATTGCAGTGGATCATGCAGCTATTCTGGCACAGGCTTATGAATTATTAAAAGGCAGGCTGCATTCAGGGCAAAACATGCATTTTCCGTGTCAATCAGCGGAGTGATTGACACGGGAGTGAACAGTAACCTTAAAAGGACAACTGTAAGGGGAGACGAAAAGAATCTCTTGTGGTTGTTCTTTTTATGTGATAAGATATTGAGCATGAAAACCTGTAGGATAAATCACACTTCCGAAGGAATGTGACAGATCAT